GGATCGAAGCCAACGAAGCTAAGTCATCTGGCAACCTGGAGCCGCTCAAACAATTTATTCAGAAGCGCAAGGCGCAGACTTGGCAGGACGAAGTCACAAGCGACCTACCGGAGATCGCGACCGGCGACTATGCCAAGGCTGAATATCTGGAAGGACAAAAGATCGACGGAGAGCATAGACGCTTTATGACCGTGGACAAACAGCGCGATCACTTCTGGTGCGTTGTTCGCGCTTTCCGCGTGGACGGCTCGTCGATGCTCTTGCACGAGTCAAGGCCGCTGACGTGGGAGACGCTCGACGCCATCCAACAGCAATTCGATGTTGTTCCTCGATGCGTTGTGGTGGATGCCGGTTACGATACGCCGCTGGTCTACGAGCAATGTGCTCGGCGTGGGTGGACGGCATCGCACGGATCGGGGCAGGACGGCTTTTATCACATCGAAGGCGGTAGGCGCACGCGCCGCTTCGTCTCAAAAATCGAAGGAGCGCAAGCCGGATCGGATGGTTTGAAATGCGCTTATTTCTTTTTCTCCAACGAGGGCATAAAAGATAAATTGGCGTCACTCCGCCAGGCTGACGCCGTGCCGAAATGGGAAGTTGCAAGGGATGTGTCCGACGACTACCGAAAGCAAATGCTCTCGGAGATGAAGAAGGACGTGACCAATTCCAAAACGAAACAAGTCGAACAGCGATGGGTTCGCATCGGTGGACGTCCTAACCATCTTTGGGACTGCGAGTGCATTGCGCTTGCGTCCGCGATGCTGGCGGGAGTTTTACCGATAGGCGAGAATTGACACAACGAACTTTTAAATGGCGATGAACAAAACATTCTTCGGGCTTCCTCTTGCGACATTGCAGGAATTGCAGACCGATTTCACGGCTTGCTTAAAAGCAATCGCCATTGCCGGCGCGAGCTACAGCATCGCAGGCCGCTCGTTTACTCGCGCCAACCTTGCCGAAGTCGCACAGACGATCAAAGAATTACAGGCCGCTATTGACAACGCGAGCGGGAATAGGGTATCACGCTACACGCCGACCTTCCCGACCCAGAGACCATGACTCAAGACATCATCACCAAGGCCATTTCGTTCGTCTCTCCCAAGGCCGCTCTTGACCGCATGGTCAACCAGGCGAAGCTCCGCAACTTCGGACGTTTCGATAGCGCATTGACTTCTGAAAAGCGAGGGATCAGTCGCGGCGTATCCGGTGGCGAGGACACGGCAGGAACTCGCGAACGTTTCGCGCTCATCCGCGCCGCTCGCGATCTCGCAGACAACTTCCCGCCTGTCCGTTCTCTCCTTCTCAAGTTTGCAACATACGTTTCGGGGCGCATCGCATATCAGGCACGCACCGGCAACCGCGAAGCGGACACCGCTATCGAAAGATATTGGCAGAAATGGTGCAACGACTGCGATTTTCTTGGCCGTCACAATTTCACAACGCTGTTGCAGCTTGCTGTAACGGCAATGCTTCGCGATGGCGATTGTGGATTTATTATTGTTCGCGACCGCGAAGATTTAAAACTACAAAGCGTCGAGGCTGACCGCATCGGCTCGCCTTACGACAGAACGGATACCGACAAATACATTGGCGGAATAAATGTTGACGACTATGGAAGACCCGTTTCATACACAATTTTCACGCGTACTATTAATAACCAGTATATTTCTCCTGTTGATATTGTTGCAAAAGAGTTTATCCACCTATTCGACGCAGCGCGACTTGATGAATATCGCGGGAGGTCTGCTTTCGCTACTGCGTTAAACGCAACGCGCGATCTCCAAGAAGCGATCAAGGCCGAGGTGCAGGCGATCAAATACGCTTCGTATCAGTCCGGAGTCATCACCACCGAATCAGGCGCAGCCGACGCAGGCGACTACTTCGCTCGCGGCAACTCAAACGACCAAGGCCAAGTCGCACGCCTTCAGTCGCTCGATCCTGGAACGGTCAACTATCTATCCGCAGGCGAGAAAATGGAGATGTTCAAGTCGGATCGTCCGACCGGAGCATTCGGGGAATTTATCCGCTTGGTTCAAGCTCACATTTGCATGGCCGTCGGGCTTCCCTATGGCTTCGCGTTTGACGCAGACAAGAGCGGCCCTATGGCTCGCATGGAAGCGGCAATGGCCGAGCGAACATTTCTTCGGTGGCGTGGACTCTTGGAAAGTCAGTTTTTAAACCGCATCAAAAATGTTATCCTTCTCGACGCCGCATCTCGCGGACTCATTCCAGATTCCGAATATCTTCTCGATGGCCGCTGGTGCTGGCCTGCCAAAGTTTCGATTGATTACGGGCGCGAAGCACGCGCAGACATCGAGCTTTGGAAAGCTGGATTGAAGACTGCCGGACAGATTTACTCCGATATGGGCGAGGATTATGAGGAAGCACTTCGCGCAAGGGCAAAAGAAGCCGCGATGATCGTTGCACTCGGAGCCGAGATGGATATTCCATCAGAATATATTTCAGATTCCATCATTCCCATTCAAGCCGCCGCTCCGGTTGCCGCACCTATCGCCGCGCCTATCGCGCAAGAAGAGCCGCAACCTGAGCCACCGCAAGAACAACCAAAACAGACCGATCTAGCAGACGAGAACAAGCCAAGCAAAGGCATGGTGGAAGAAGCGCTAAAGGGCTTAAAGTGGCGCGAAGAATACAACCGAGGCGGGACAGCGGTAGGAGTTGCCCGCGCTCGCGACATTTCGAACGGCAAGAATCTTTCCGACGATACCGTTAAAAGAATGCACTCGTTTTTTTCACGGCACGAAGTTGATAAAAAGGGGCAGGGCTTTACACCAGATGAAGACGGCTTCCCATCCGCTGGCCGCATCGCATGGGCATTGTGGGGCGGAGACGCTGGGCAAGTGTGGGCCGCTGACAAGGTTAAAGGAATGCAGGCATCGCAACCCGAACAGATGAAAGTCTCGCTCGCCGTCCGCGATACGTTTGGACGCATCACCGGCTTTGAAACAAAACATGAGCTTGTTATGCCGACTCCAGAAAAGAACGAAGAGCAAGACGACTTTATTAGTCGTTGCATGATCAGCGGAACGATGACGAGCGAATATCCAGACGAGAGCCAGCGCGTAGCCGTATGCTCTGCACAATGGGAGAAAAAATAATGATCACACACGGAATCGCACTCGAAGCAAAGAAAGCACTCATCACCGGCGTCCATCAACCCGGTGACGACTATCGGATCGCGCTTTACAGCGCATCGGCAAAGATCGGGCCGACGACAAAAGCCTACACAACCGAAGGCGAGATAAAGGGAATGGGCTACACCGCAGGGGGCGTAGCACTCAAGGGGCATCGCACGGGCATCATCGGCAAGAATGCCTTTATAACATTTGATGACGTTGTCCTAAAATCCGCAACCTTCGCCGCAGGTGGAGCGATGATCTACAACGCCAGCAAAGGCAACGCCGCGCTTTGCGTCCTAAACCTCGGAGCCGAGCGGCACGTTTACGACGGCGCGTTTGAACTCAAATTTCCCAAGCCAACCGAAACCAGCGCACTTATTCTTTTAGCTTAAATATGAAACCAACCAACCCAATCGTCATCGACGGAGAAACCTACGACATCTACACGATCAACCTCGCGATCACGTCCGTTGTGAATCCAGACGCAAGCGAAGATGCGAACGTTGCTATGCGCCTTGTGCCTACGCGGATCGCGGATGGCGAAGTCATTCTCGCCAACGAATACGCGCGTTCGATGGCACTCGGTAGCCTCGATGGCGTGGACGCTCCGACAGCGACCGCCGTTGCTCAAATTTCTGCAAGCATTCAAGAATTTATCTACGCGAAGGGGCTGTAAAAAATGGCACTCATTCTTTCAGCGGCAACGGGAAATTTCAACGCTGGCGCAACTTGGGTCGGGGGCATTGTGCCAGGGGCAGCGGACGAGGCCCGCGCCTCGACGGGTCACACCATTACGATCACGGCAAACGTGACTTGCACCGAACTTAGCAATGCAGGAACAGGAATATACATTCTGAACAACGGCGTGACATTGACGGCAAACGTGACGCACAAAAGCGCGACTGTAAATGTGAATTGCCTTCAATTTACAGCAGCATCGCCAGCAACGGCTATTATAGTTGGGAATATTACCGGAGCAAGCGTTGCGAGTACAACCGTTTTCGGAGCAGTAAACAATACGTCATCTGGAACTTTAACCATTACGGGAAATGTGACTGCGGGAAGCGCGTCTATTGCTCTTGGAGCGAATAACAACAGCACAGGCAACCTTACCATTACAGGAAATGTGACAGGTGGAAGCGGTTCCTCAGCAATTGGCGTAAATAACGCCAGCACAGGCACGCTTACCATTACAGGAAATATTCTTGGTGGAAGTAACGTAACCGCTTATGGAGTGCAAAATGCACTTGCTGGAACCATTTCAATCACTGGGAATGTGACAGGTGGAAGCAATTCAACTGCTAATGGGATGCGAAATATCTCTACTGGAGTTGTTTCTATTTCTGGAAATGTAACAGCATCAACAGCTGAGGGCGTTTTAAACGCCAGCACCGCGACGCTAACAATATCGGGAGGCACATACACCGCATCAACCGTTGCCAATGCAGTCATATCCACAAATGCAAGTTCTGTCGTTCGCGCAAGCGGATCGTTCATTTATGCGTCCAACGGATTTGTTCCAATCAATGCGCCAAAATTTATTCTGCTTACAACGCCAACGCTTGCCAAAACTAGATATGCGCTTAACGGATCGACGACTTACGTCGATATGTTCACCGCCGACAACAGCCTCGGACAAGCCGCGATCACAGACGTGCGTTTCGGAACCGTCTACGCAAGCGGAGCTTTGACGGGCGTTGCATATATTCCATCGGCATCAAGCGTTGGTTTCGGCGTCCCCGTAGATGCGACAACCGGAACGGCAACGCTCACCGCTGCCGACGTCCGCGCCGCTCTGGGTATGGCATCAGCTAACCTCGATACACAACTTTCAACAATTTCAACAAAGGCATCGGAGGTTCACGCAATCCACGGCCTCGACATTGCAAATGCGCTAACGGTCACGCCTACGAGCAGAACATCGGGAGCGATCACTCAAGCGATCACCGGAGACGGAACAACAAACACCGTAGTCACGAGGGTCTAAGCGGATGCTCGCTTCCCTGCTCATCGCCACGCAGGGCTTAATGCCAAGCCCAACGCCGCTTTCAATCGGCGTTCAAGGCTTGCTATACGTTTCAGTTGTTCCGCCTGTCCCTATTGCTCCCACCGATCTGCCAGGGGGCGGAGGGCGAGGACGCGAAGAACGCAAGGTAACGGTCAAGGTTCGCGGAAACCGTCTTGTTTTCTCGGTTGCGAATGTCGAAGCGTGCGCCGGTTCGCGCATTCAAGTTGTAGGTTCATCTTGCTTCACCAATGCTGGCGAGGCAGGGCTTTCGATCAGCGCAAAAACAACGGTGCTCGGTAGTCGCAACCATGCGGGAGTGAGTCGCGCAGGTCTTTCTATTTCCAGCACGTTCAACGTCATCGGATGCGAGGAAGAAAACGAACTTGAAGTTTATTTGATGGCGCAGGCCGCGATGGGATTGATGGACGACTAATTGACATCCGCGCCCTCGCATGGATGTCATCGAAGGCGTATCAATCATTTCAATCGGCGAAGCGAAGGGCCACGGTCTCTACGTTGACGAAACAACTTTGATGCAAGTCAAAGAGTGCGCGGAGTCATACAAGGGCGGCGTAAAGGTCAACCTCGACCACGGTGCAGGGATAAAAGACATCGTCGGATTCGTGAACAATTTCCGCATCGTCGGCAAGCAACTCTTGGGCGATCTCAACCTTCTCGAAACATCGCCCATGCGCGACTACGTCCTAGAGATTTCAAGCAAACTGCCGGACACATTCGGTATCAGCATCGCTTTCAGCGGCCCGATTCGCGAAGTGGAGGGACTCGCCTTCGCAAGTTGCACCGAACTCTACAGCGCCGATCTAGTGCAAACACCAGCCGCAAACGCAACAGGTCTTTTCAGTTTTACCGCAAAGCAAGTTGACAGTTTTTCCAAACAAATGGAAGACGCAACAATCGAAATCGAACCAAAGGAGGACGAGGTCAGCATCGCCGACATCGTTTCTCGTCTCACCGCTCTCGAAACCGCATTCGGCGACTACAAGAGCAAAATGGAAATGCCAACCGAAGAGCCAGCCGCCGAAATGAAGGAAGAAATGGCCGCTGAACTCAGCGTCATTTCCAAGCTCGAAGCAAAACTTGACTCGATCATCTCGAACTTCGGAGCCGCTCCAGTAAAGGCTTCGGTAGTCGCTGAAGAGAAAGCGGTCGAAAAATTCGACCTCAAAGCAGTCATCACCCAGAAAACCGAGGAACTCGGTAGCCGCACCGAAGCCATCCGCTTTGCAATGCGTAACCACCGCGAAGCCTACATCGAGGCGCGCGACAACAACGAACTCAACTTTTAATCCCAACTAATTTATGGCAACACAAAACGACCTAGGAATCCGGAGTTTTAACTTCGCTTCCGCTATCAGCGCCAACAC